TGATAAGCTGATAGGTGGAAGGTGGTATCGCTGGTTTAGAAAGTTCCAGCGAACCTCTTGTAAATTTCATCTACATAGTTTTCTGTGTACTCTTCTTCAGGGAGTGAAGCGTGGTTGTCCTCGGGCCGATGAGAAAGATCTCAATCAGGCTAAGTTTGACACCTTCACTCTTTTGACTTCTGAAATAACTTCAGATCGAGTAAGTACAGAGTTTAGAGAGCGCTATCCACGTATTAGTGAACAGCGAATTTTTGAAGAAATTGACCGGACGGTTCTTGAATTATTTAAGAACAAGACTTTCAATAAGAAAGATTATAATCCCGGTTTTCCTTCGACTTCTTCCAATTACGTTTTTACACGTAGTAATTTTGGAGGAGTTGGTGCTCTCTCGTCTCAAATTCATATCCTTAATGTATGGAAATTTGGGAATCTTCATCCCTTAAATCAGACTTTAAGAAAGCCTGTTGGCGTTAGACAGAATGTCAACGGTTTTGATGAAGATGGTAATCCCAAAATTTCTTATACTTTAGTTATCGATAAGAATCTTAAGGAAGAGTTTGAAAGGCATAAAGCCGATGTAGATATAGATTTACTAGATGAGGCTATTGAGGAGATACCTTTTGCGGAGCCGGTTGCTCTCGCTGAAGCTCTGAAAATCAGAGTTATTACAAAAGGTCCTCCCGTTTCAGGATATGTCCTGAAACCATTACAACTTTTTCTTCATCGCATTCTGCGCAACCATCCCACTTTTAAGTTAATAGGAGAGCCTGTTACTGAAGAAGTCTTAAAAGACAAATTTCGAAAGGTTCTCAAGGGAGGTCAGAAGTTCATCTCAGGTGACTATAAAGAAGCCACTGATGGACTCTGGTCCGCTATTAGCGAAAGGATAGCGCATCGCATTTGTGATATAATATTTGCCGAAAGTGATTTCGAGCCACAATATGCTGAATGCTTCCGTGAGTTATTTATTCGCCTCCTCACTCGTCATGAGTTGAGATGTGATTCTAAGGAGAGATTTGAGTCTGCTCCTCAGAAAAATGGACAATTGATGGGTTCTATTGTTAGTTTCCCTGTCCTTTGTATTGCGAATGCCGTCCTATGTCGGATGGCCTTGGAATATCACGGTTTAAGAAGAAAGAAGCTTCGCAATCATCCGTTATTAATTAACGGTGATGATTGTGTTCTTATAGGAGATATAAGAGTCTTTGAAGTCTGG